CGTTACATAGATCCCCTGTACATAAACACAGTTCTGCCAAGCAGTTTCGACATAATGTCGGTCGTACGCAAATGGCTAACATTGTCAACGCTCCTATGCGTGGTGGTATACGTTTCTAAGGTATTGTGTGTACTTCTCTTTGGTCTCATCCTACCCATGGTCCTATTAAGTGTGGCCAATGTATAGAGTGCAGGCTAGCGTATTCAAGAGAGTGGGCGATTCGCATTACCCACGAACAGATGATGCACGAGAAGTCCTGTATGCTAAACCTTACATATGATGACGATCATTTACCCAAGCATGGTCAGCTTGTAAAAGCGGATTTGCAAAAGTTTTTTAAACGTCTTCGTAAGGGTGGTTATAAATTCCGTTATGTTGCATCTGGAGAGTATGGTGAACAGACCCGACGTCCTCACTTTCATATTGCGTTGTTTGGAGTGGATTTTGATTCTGATCGTCTGCTTTTTGGTCGTGCTTCTGGTGGTGACAGGACTTACACATCTAAGTCAGTTACTAGGTTTTGGCCTCAGGGAAACCACCTAATTGGAACTTTAAATTTTGAGAGTGCTGCATACATTGCTAGATATATACTCAAGAAAATTAAGTCTTCCGAAAAGGTCATGCCGTTACCTTTGTATGTTGATAAAGAGGAAGGGGAAATGATATTTCCCAATCCTGAGTTCTTAATAATGTCGAAAGGCATTAGTAAGGGGTGGTTTAATGATTATTTCATGTCGGATGTTTTTCCGAATGCAAGTGTTATTACCACACAGGGGTCTAGGGCGCCAGTCCCTAGGTATTACAAAACTTTATTAAAGGAGTTGGGGTCTGATTTAGCACTTGACATGCAATTTCGCTCATCGGTGAGAGCCGATATGGAAGTTGAGCGTAACATGTATGAAAACCTTCCTATTCGTAAGATCGCTAGACGTAAAGTCAGTGAATCTCGTGTTAGTTTATCAAAACGTATTATTTAAAGGTCATAAAAATGTTGTTATATATTGTTGCTGTTAAAGATAGGGCTGCTGATGTTTTTAATCGCCCTTTCTTTGTGCCTCATCGTAATGTTGCTGTTCGTGATTTCACGGATGAAGTTAATCGTGCTTCACCTGATAACGCGCTACACAAACATCCCGATGATTTCGATTTGTATTTGTTAGGCCAGTTTGATGATTCAAATGGTGCCTTTATTCGTGAAGGTTCTCCTACTGTTTTGGTGAGAGCCAAAGATGTAGTTACCACTTCTGTTTGACCCTTGCACCCCTTCGGGGGTGCTTTTTTATTGGAGTATGTATGTTTAAAAATCGTTCGGCTAGTTCTCATAGCTTTGCTATGGTGCCTAAAGCGGATATTCCGCGTTCTAAGTTTTCTATGGAGAAAACGCTTAAAACCACTTTTGATAGTGGTTATCTAGTTCCCATTATGTGTGAGGAGGTATTGCCTGGTGATACGTTCAATGTTAACGCGACTATGTTCGGTCGTCTCGCCACCCCTTTATTCCCAGTTATGGATAATCTCCATTTGGACTCGTTCTTTTTCTTTGTTCCTAACCGTTTGGTATGGAACAATTGGGTTAAGTTTATGGGGGAGCAAGATAATCCTTCCGATTCTATTTCCTACACTATCCCTCAACAAGTTTCCCCAACTGGCGGTTATGCAGTTGGGAGTTTGCAAGACTATCTTGGCTTGCCTACTGTCGGGCAGGTTGGGAATAGTAGTACGGTTTCACACTCTGCACTCCCTGTAAGGGCATGTAATCTAATTTGGAATCAGTGGTTTCGGGACGAAAACCTTCAGACATCCTTATTGATTGATAAGTCTGACACAACTGATACTTCTGCAGCTGCTAATTACACGCTGCAACGACGCGGTAAGCGTCATGATTATTTTACTTCCGCACTTCCTTGGCCTCAAAAGGGCGGTACTGCTGTAACTTTACCTTTAGGTACTTCTGCTCCTGTTTATGGTACTGGCAAAGCTGTAGGTTTGACTGATGGTAGTACTAATTATGGTTTAGGTACTAATACTTCAGGTTTTTTAGGTATTGGTACTCTTAATTATGGTGCTGATGCTGGTACTGCATCTGTTAACAACGCTATTCTTTCTAAAAATATTGGTGTTGTTCCTTCTGGTGTTTCTGGTTTGTATGCTGATTTAAGCCAAGCTACAGCTGCTACTATTAATCAGCTTCGTCAATCTTTTCAGATTCAAAAGTTGCTTGAGCGCGATGCGCGTGGTGGTACTCGTTACACCGAAATTATTCGTGCCCATTTTGGGGTTGCATCCCCAGACGCACGTCTCCAACGTCCTGAGTATCTAGGCGGTGGTTCTACTCCTATTAATATATCTCCTATTGCTCAAACTGGAGGTACTGGTGCTAGTGGAACGACGACACCTCAAGGTAACCTCGCAGCGTTTGGCACTTACATGGCTAAAGGCCATGGTTTTACTCAAAGCTTCGTTGAACACGGTCATGTTATCGGCTTTGTTTCTGTTCGAGCTGATCTTACTTACCAGCAGGGTCTTCGTAAGTTTTGGTCTCGTTCTACTCGTTATGATTTTTATTTTCCCGCTTTTGCTACTCTTGGTGAGCAAGCTGTTTTAAATAAGGAAATTTATGTCACTGGTGGTTCTTCCGACAACAACGTATTTGGTTATCAAGAGCGATGGGCTGAGTATCGTTATAACCCGAGCCAGATTACTGGTTTGTTTAAGTCGACTAGTGCTGGTACTATTGATCCTTGGCATTATGCTCAAAAGTTTACATCTCTACCTACGTTGAATTCAACGTTTATTCAAGATACGCCCCCACTGGCGCGTAACTTGGCTGTAGGTGCTTCTGCTAATGGACAACAATTGTTATTGGATGCGTTTTTTCATATTAACGCTGCACGTCCATTGCCTATGTATTCTGTTCCTGGTCTAATCGATCATTTCTAATATGTTCGGTTTTGATGATATTTCTGCTGGTTTGGGCTCTGTTTTAGGTGCTGGATTAGGTTTTCTTGGTCAACAAGATACTAACACTTCATCTGCACAAATTGCCCAACAATCTACTGAGGCTAGCATGGCTGAGGCGCAACGTAATCGTGATTTTCAAGAACGGTTATCTAATACTGCATATCAACGACAAGTTGAAGATATGAAGTCTGCTGGTCTTAGCCCTATGCTTGCTTATATGAAGGGCGGAGGCGCTTCATCACCAGCTGGTAGTACTGGACAAGTAACATCTGCTCAGTACACATCACCTATTCAAGGTGCTGCTCAATATAGGCTTACGTCTGCTCAAGCTGCTAAAACTGAGGCTGAAAAGCCAAAGGTTGAAGCTGAGACTGCTAATATTATTAAGATATCTGAAAAGATAGATCAGGAAATTTCTAATTTGAAAACTGATCAAGAGCGTACTAAAGCTGTTATTTTAAATTTGGCTGAAGAACGCCAAAATTTAATTAAACATGGTTATAACTTGACCGAAGTTGGTAATCAACTTCGTGCACAAGTTGTTAATTTAAAGGCTCATAGTCAACAATTTAATGCTTTAACTGAGAAAACAAAGTTTGAAACTGAATTGGTAAAGTTTGATGTTGAAGCTGCTAAAGATTTAGGTAATATTGGTCGTGAATACAACCAAGTTAAACCTATTATTGATTTGCTTCGTTCTTTTATTCGCCGATAATGGCGAGGTTTTTTTTAAAGGAGTTACCTATGAAAACCGTTTTTTGTCGCTCTGCGTACAATTATGATATGGATTTGGCTAGTGACCAGGCCGGTCTTAAGTGTTTAGATGAATCTTTAACGCAACAGCAGTTTAAAGAGGAATCTGATATAAACACTATTGTTGATCGTTTTATGAAGTCTGGGGTTATGCCAACCCCAGTTAATATGCCTCAATACATTGATTATGAGGGCGTTTTTGATTTCCAAACAGCTATGAATGCTGTTAGAGCTGCTGATGAGAATTTTATGCGTATGGACGCAAAGGTTCGTGCTCGTTTTAATAATAGTCCCCAAGAGTTCCTCGAGTTTTTCGCAAATGCCGAAAATACTGATGAGG